GAGCATATGACCCCCGAATTAAAGCGTTTGATCTGCACACAGATGAGCCAAACAGATATTGCCATTGCGCTTGGTACCAAACCTCAAACCGTGAGTCTTTGGTTGAGTGGCCAGGTTCCTGCAAACCGAGTCATCCCATTATGCAAAGTGCTTGGGTGGAGTATCACGCCTCATCAGATGCGGAATGACATCTACCCAAACCCCACTGACGGATTACCAAAGTAGGAGCACTAACAATGCAAACACTTTCTTTTCAACAGAATAACAGAGCGCCATCAGAGCGCCTGAAATTCCAGTATCAGCTGAGTGAGCCTGACAGCCGGCCAGCTGATCATCGTGCCATTTGCTCTGCTGTTCGCGCATGGGCGGCGGCTGAGGGACGCGTTGCGGTGGCAATGATAATCAAAGAGGCGGCAGAAGAAGCGGCGTTGACCAGCATCGACATGAGCGGGAACGCTGACGTATGGAATGTGAAGTTATTCCGGTGGCTCGACAACCACGAAAAATCGCCTGCATACCGGTCGAACGTCGAACAGCTGGCCCCGGTGATTATTTCTGTTCTGCCGCTGGCGTATCGAGATCGTGTGGTTAAACACGACTGCTTCGCAGTTCGCATCGCCAGGTCGGTGAAAGAGGATGCAGAAGCTATCCAGGCTGTTGTTCTCAGGGCTCCCAGACACGAACGCCTAAAGGAGATCAGCGAGAGTATCGTAGCCAAGCTCAACTTGGACGGGCCGGACTCTGTGGCGCCCATTATGGCGATGGTGACAACCATGCTGGGTGGTGGGCTATGAAGGGCTCAAAAATGGCGAAAGCCGTGGTGCGCGAACACCAACGGCTTTCTGGTGCAAAACCGGTAGGTAATTGCGGAGATAAGTATGTCAAATACCGCTGAAGTTATCAAATTCCCCGTTCCAAAGCAGGAGCAACAGGAGAGCCGCATGGCTGATCTGGAAAATGGCTATCTCCGTTTAGCCAATCAGATCCAGGATGCCCTGTGTATCGTTGAGCTATCCGGGCGCGAGTTCCGGGTACTGAATGCCATCGTTCGTCTGACCTATGGCTGGTCCAAAAAATCAGACAGGATCGCTAACAGTCTCATTGCCGACAAAACGACGCTGAAGGTAAAGCATGTTTCAGAAGCGGTGCTGAGCCTTGCCTATCGGAACATCATCATCCTGCGCCGTATTGGGCAAACCAGATACATCGGGATTAATACCAACCTGGATAAATGGGCTTACACAAAGCCGAATTGTACGAGATGCCCAGTGATTTTCCCTGCTGCTGAAGCTGTCACAGGGGTTCTCTCGCTTCCTGAAGTTAGTCTTTGCAGTCCCCAGAAACAGGGATGGTTCTCCCCGAAAACAGGGACAGCTATCCCTGAAAACGGGGATGGCAAAAATACCCCTCAAACCATCCCTGAAAACGGGGATGGTTATCCCCGAAAACAGGGAAAGGTATCCCCGAAAACAGGGAACACCAAAGACATTCTTCCAAAGACAAATATAAATACAGATCTAACCCCCTCTAATCCCCCAAAGGGGAAGGTGAAGTTTGATCCGCTGAGTATCCAGGTTCCTGAATGGCTGAATGCCGAATCATGGAGCGAGTGGGTCGCTTATCGCCGCCAGGCTGGGAAGCCAATCAAAACTGAGATGACCGTGACCAAGGCATTCAACTTGCTGAAAGAGTGCCTGGACGAAGGCCACGACCCGGTAGACGTCATCAACGCGAGCATAGCCAACGGATATCAGGGCCTGTTCAAACCGAAATTCGGTCTCAGCAGCCGCAAGGAAGTCCGGGACGTGAATCGGATCTCACGTCCTGACAACAAGATCCCTACAGGCTTCAGAGGTGCAGAATGAAAAATGTCATCGGTACTGGTACCGCTCTTGAGCGCTTGAAGAAAATCATTCCGGCCGCCGTACAGCCGAAATTCAACAGCGTTGCAGAATGGCAGGCATGGCAGCAGGAAGAGGGCCGTAAACACTGCCAGCAAATCGAGAAGCAAAACCAGCGGGCTAGGTCTGAAAAGATTTTCGGTCGTGCCGGCATACAGGCTCTGCACCGCAGCTGCTCGTTCGCGAACTACGAAGTCACTGGTCAAGAGCAGCGCTCGGCCTACAGCATGGCGAAAAGCTACGCGCAGAACTTCGGCGGCGGTAGCTTCGCAAGCTTCGTCTTCAGCGGCGCACCAGGTACCGGGAAGAATCACCTGGCGGCGGCAATCGGCAATCACCTGCTGGGCGCTGGCCACTCCGTTCTGGTGGTGACCATCCCTGACCTGATGCTCCGCGTTCGCGAGTGCTACGACGAGGGGCAGTCCGAATCGTCATTGCTGAACGACCTGTGCAACGTCGATCTCCTAGTGTTGGACGAGGTTGGTATCCAGCGCGGTTCGAGCGGGGAGAAGGTCATCATCAATCAGGTCATCGACCGCCGACTCTCCTCGATGCGCCCAGTTGGCATCCTGACCAACCTGAACCACGGCGAACTGGTGGCCACTCTGGGCGCGCGCGTGATGGATCGACTTCAGATGGACGGTGGTATCTGGGTCAATTTCGACTGGGGAAGCTACCGCAAAAACGTGTCGCACCTGTGTTCGGTTAAGTAATTCAAAGGGGAAAACTATGGAAACCGTAATCCAAGCACTGGAAAAAATGGGCCGGGCGACATACCGCGAATTGGCCGCTCGTCTGGATATTGAGCCTGTCGAAGCACTGAACATGCTGCGTGAACAGCGCGATCAGGGTCTTTGTGATTTCTCCGATGGCGGCTGGTTCCTTGGTTCCGCAAGGGATGCGAAACGCGTTGCTTGCGTGCCACCGGCAAAGCCTGCACTGCATGGCGAAGCGCCAGAGCCCGTAGACCCGGCGGTGATTAAGCAACTCCTGGCGAAGAACGGCGCCATGGATACCGTATCGCTGGCAGCAGCGGTGAACCGCAACGGTCGCGGCATGACCTCAGCAATGCGCGCGCTGGAGCGCCAGGGCATCGTGGTGAAGTACGCTAAGGATAAGCAAGTGGCCCGGTGTGGCAATGCGGTGCCACCGCCGTTTGCAGAAGCGCTAGTCAGGACCAACCTGCCAGAACTTTGCGTAATTAAGAATGCGATATGATTGACTAAAATGCTGCCGCGAAGTCGCGGCTATATTATAGCGCTTTGTCCGTTTAAATCGGGGGAGGAAACGATATTTTTATCAAACATTCAGAACTTTCTGTTTCTAAAAGTAGAATACATCATCAGATATCTTTTAAGATTGCGAAGTGTCATCAGTTTCATCATCGTTCGCGAACTCATGCTTTTATTGCGGATATAGTACAGAGTAAAGAGTTGATATTTTCTACTGGAAGCATCTAATTTAGACTTATGTTTACGATAGAAATCCAGATAGCCTGCGAACTTTCTCCCCGAGCATGTGATTCGAACTTCCCCATGATTTACATAAAGTACTTGAGTAATGTCATCCAGTTTGAATGGGTCGCCATATGTTTCAGCCAGTCGATAAAAAGCATCATAATCCTGCGCTGCGCTTAAATGCTCATCAAACAACGTTTTACGCAGTCTGTCGGTTAATGTCAGCATCTGATTACCTATTATATTTCTTTTATCAAACAGGCTCTTTTTGTATGCGGGTTTAGGGTAATCTTTCAATTCGCATAAATTTTGATAACTATTGCTATCACATAGGTAATCATTTGCATACAAAAATGCGTGAGTCTCAAGCTTGTACTGATAGGCAACAAACGACGACAGACGGCTAGGTAGCCATTCATCATCATCATCCAAGCCGGTAATCAGATAGCCTTTGGCCATTTTTATAGCCTGATTTCGGACAGCGCAGGCACCCGAATTAAATTCATTACGAATATAGGTTATACGTGGATCTTTAAGTTCAGCAACAAATGACTGCAGCGTCTCAAAAGAAGAGGAAAAATCATCAACGATTATAAGTTCCCAATGAACATAATCTTGTCTAATGACAGAATTTATAGCCCGTATTGTCAGCGCTTCACGATTCCATGTCGGCATGTAAACAGTGATAAGAGGTGTAGCGGTCAATGTAGCCTCCGGCACGTAATCATTATCCATGAATGAACCAGTAAAACTTGCGGCTTTGATATTACTTCCAGAGAAGTCAACGCCAGTGCAAACCGCATGATCGAAGATAGCCCCCTCTGTTTTGCAATAACTTATATTAGCGCCCTTAAGACTGGCAAATGAGAAATCAACCCCACGTAGATCACTGAATGATAGGTCACTTCCGGATAAATTGATATTTTTCAAATTGAGACTCCGGAGATCCATAAAACGCAGGTCAGCGCCTGCTAGATCTGAATAATAGCTAGGATTTTTTAAAGAATTATTATGATGTCTGAGCAGTTTTCTCTGTGACACTTTTTTGCTGTTCATGTTTTAATTTTTTGCTTTACGTAAGCGAATATAACAAACATTCTGCACAGTAAAACACTGCTGTTGCTTTTCAGCAATCATGCCAATCATTTTTAGGATATATGCCATAAAACTTGCAAAAAAAGATGATTGTGTGGAATTAACAATAAGGAAACTGATTGTTAAACTTTATGCTGCCTCTATGCCTTGACAATTAGAATTGACGGTGATAATGAGGCGGGGCTGCTTAATAAGTAACCAAACATGGAGCGAGGCGGACTTGTGTTCATGGATTTCCTGAGATTTCTAACAAAACATGGTCGACGCGATCCTTATCTTCATCGATACAAACCGCATTTAGTGTCCCGAAATTATTGCAAACCAGAAATGAGAGGTTTATAAAGTAACTGTATAAATATACAGTTTTTCGACGAGGAGGGGAAAGTGAAAGTCGCGTTAACCATTGATCAGAATAGAAAACTTACAGAAGGGGCACTCCTGGCGCTTCAAACAGAACTATCCAAACGATTACAAAATGAGTTTGAAGATTGCTCGGTGACTATTCTTCGCACTGGTATGGATGGGTTGAATCTTTACGGTGGCGCAAAGGAAGCGAAGAATACCGTTGAGGAGAAACTCCAGGAAACCTGGGGGAGTGCAGACGACTGGTTCTGTTAAGGCTGTAATCAGGGGTAGCGCGCATTTTCAGAATAACGCAAATTGCGAATCCCTTTGACGCTGCTGCCGACATCTTTAATCGCGTCTGTATGTCGCTCAGGGGGATTATATGGAGAGTGTAGCTCAGTCAGATCTACGAGTGACCATAACCGATGGGAAAGGAAGAGAGTTGCTGTCTTTCAAGGTGGGACCGGAAGAGCGCTATATAATATCCACCAACGACAGCTCCATAACTCATAGAAAACTTAGTAGGGACGAACGTTACTGGTCGCAGGAAACTTTAATGGAAGTAGTAAGGGAAATGACTTCTAAAAATTGACTTGTCACTACGTACGCAATCATAATTATTAAGCTGGCCTGAACAACCAGCAACCTGACCTCGATGCGTCACGGAGTGAACACCATGGCGCAGTTACAACTCATCAAGCAGTCCTCTGGAATCCTGATCCCCGCAACGCCGGAGACCAGCGAGTTACTGCAATCAAAAATCAAGCTTGGCGCCGTACTGGTTGCCGAATTCAAACAGGTCCGTAACGCGGCTTTTCACCGTCGCTTCTTCGCGCTTCTGAATCTGGGCTTCGAATACTGGGAGCCAACCGGCGGGGCCATCTCATCCAACGAACGTAAGCTGGTGACCGGCTACGCCAAATTCCTGACATCCTTCGGCGGGAGCGAAACCGCGCTGCTGGATGCGGCTGAACAGTATCTCGATCGCATCGCCGACAAGCGCACCGGGAGCATCAGCGCCTGTAAGTCCTTCGACGCTTATCGCGCCTGGGTAACAATCGAATCCGGCCATTACGACGCCATACAACTGCCAGATGGCACCCTTCGCAAGCACCCCCGCAGCATTGCCTTCGCCAACATGGACGAAACCGAGTTTCAGCAGCTGTATAAGGCCGCCCTTGATGTTCTCTGGCGCTGGATATTATCCAGGGCATTCAAGGATCAGCGCGAGGCCGAGAACGCCGCTGCGCAGCTCATGAGCTTCGCGGGGTGATGGCGATGAAAGAATCATGGTTCCAACATACCGAATGCACAACGGCGCAGGCCGAACAACTGCTGGCGGATTACCGACGCCGCGGCGTTAAAGCTGAGCGCAGCCTGAATCCCGATTGCATCACCTGGACTGTGAGCGCCCGGTTGCCGGAAGCCAGGCGGCAAGAACGCACGCCGCGGACATTTCGCCAAAAGGGCTGGGGGTGATTATGGCTAAATCAGCGAAATGTCTGTTTTGTGGTAAACCTGCAACCCTACTATGCGATGGGATAATCGGCTGGGATGCTGATGAGGACGAAAACCATCACCTTAGCAATGCCCGAGGAATCTTCACCTGCGACGCGCCGATGTGCGCTGAGTGCGGAACGTGGCATGGCAACATCTTCTTCTCAGGAAAAGCTGGGGGAATGGAAACCCGCGATTATTGCCCGCTTTGTCAGGCGCTGCATGTAAATGGTGACGTCATCCGGGAAGACAAAAACCGTAAAGGCAAAGCCATTCGCGAACCAGCCCTACAGGAAGAACGGGCTACCATCATTCGGAAAGCTCACTGGAACAGCTATCTAAATGCGCATCGCAGGAAGCTAAACGCAATTCAGGGAGGTGGACAACAATGCCTGCCATTCTGAAAAAGAAATCCCGGCGTAAATGCGCAAACCAGAGCTGCCGTCAGTGGTTCCACCCGGCGCGCGATGGTCAGGTCGTCTGCTGCTACGAGTGCGCCACTGCCGTTGCCAAAGCACAAACCGCTAAGAACCGCGCAGAGGCTTTGCGTGTTGAGAAGAAGCGCCAGCGCGAAGAAGAGATAGCGCAGAGGGCCCTGCAGGCCAAACGCCGCCAGGCAGTCAAACCGCTCAGTTACTTCATCAAGCAAGCCCAACAGGCGTTCAACGAATTCATCCGGTTCCGGGATCGCCACTTGCCGTGCGTCAGTTGCAATCGCCACCACGAAGGACAGTATCACGCGGGGCATTTCCGTACGACCGGCGCGAATCCAGAGCTGCGCTTTGACGAAGACAACTGCCATAAACAGTGTTCGGTATGTAATAACCACCTCTCCGGCAACCTGACGGCCTACCATCCGGCGCTGATTGCCAAAATCGGCCAGGCCCGCTTTGATGCCCTGATGGGCCCGCACGTATTACCGAAATGGAAACGCGACGACTACATCCGGATCCGCGATGAGTACCGCGCCAAGCTCAAAGCACTGAAACAGCAGGAGGCAGCATGACCTTCTCCGATTTTCTCCGGTACCAGTACGAAAGCCAGGTTCGCGCCAACCTGCCACCCATAGCAAAGCACAGCCAGACTCAGACCAACCAGCCACAGAAGGAAGCCGCATAATGAATACTCAATACCTGCAATATGTGCGTGAGCAGCTCATTGTGGCGACCGCAGACCTGAGTGGGGCGACAAAGGGACAACTGGTAGCATTCGCAGAGAACGCGATGTTTGAGGCTACTCCACGAAGCCGCGGCCGTAAGAAAATTGCCGACCCGGTTACCGGCCGTATGGTTAACCCTGATGGTCCCGCAATGAATGGCAGCCAGTCACGAGCAAAAGGGTCACACATCCCATTGGTCAATCACGTTGAGTTCTGCACAGCGTCATGGCGCCGGGCCCTAATGTCCCTCGAAGAGCACCAGAAGGCCTGGCTTCTCTGGAACTACAGCGAGAATATTCGCTTTGAATATCAGGTTGCGATCACCCAGTGGGCTTGGGGAGAGTTCCGGGAGCAGCTCGGCGCGAAAAAGGTGGCCGGCAAGACGATGGATCGTCTGAAGAATCTTATCTGGCTGGCGGCGCAGGACGTCAAAGCGGAGCTGGCGGGTAAGGATGCCTACGAATACCAGAAACTGGCCGATATGGTAGGCGTAGCTAAATCAACCTGGACAGAAACATACCTACCTCACTGGTTGGCAATGCGTAACAGCTTTATAGGGCTTGATAGCGGCGCTTTGATATCGGTAACGCGATCACGTTCACAACAAAAGGCGACAAACTACGAACAAATTATTGCAAAACCGAACTGAAACGGCTATATTTCATCTAAATTAGATATTCTGCCAAAATTACATTAACCCGCCCTTGAGCGGGTTTTTATGTTTTTATCGCTGGCAAAAATTATTACCCACCTTAATGGTGTGTTGCTCGATCTCAGGGCCAAAAACTACCGCATCAGCCTTATATGTTGGAAAGAACAAAATATACTGCGGACCTGCAAAACCTTTGATCCTTGAGTAGGCCTCAACCTTTGCAAATTCGCCAAACCAACTGTAATTACTGTCATTGGCCATAATGCAATCGCCCTGATCGTATTTTCCTTTCTCAGTCGATGCTGAGCAGTTAACTGATAATAAGAGCAGAGAGCCGGCAATCATTAAATTCTTCACGTGAGTTCCTTGTCGTTTTAATCGTGCTGAATTTTAGATTTTTTTTAATCTTAACTCCAGATAAGCATTTGCCTGTAGCACAGTTGAAAAAGCACGCAGCTTCTACCTCTGTGGTCCGGGGTTTGAATCCTCGATGGTGGACCAAAGTATCACTTTATTCATAATTAAGTTTTCCTCACACTCGCTCATCATCAGAATGGCTACACTGTCTTCATAGTGAGGGGAGGAAGGTATGGAAGAAGGTTTTTACTGGATAAAACACAATGGCAGGGTTCAGGTAGCCTTTTACGCAGATGGCGAAACGGAAGATCTCCGAACAGGACGAGTCGTCAGGGGTATATGGCAACTGACTCAAGGTTATGATATTTGCGATGACGGCGAAGCTGAGATTCTTCAAGGTCCCATTGCTCCGCCATGTTAAATATATACACGTATTTTAAGGCTGCCTTTAGGCGGCCTTTTTCATTTTCAGGTCCCGGGAATCAACATCAGATGGCTTCGTTGTTAAATGCAGCCCGAGGGCCTGATCCTATACACACGGAATAATTATGCCTGAGACCTCAACTATCGTAGGCGTTGGTCTTACATCGTCTTCAGTCGGTGTAACCTTTGCCACGCTGTTTCCGGAGGCGACTCCTGCAGTGATGCTCGGATCGCTTGCCGGAACCGCGTTATACGTTCTGACCTCAGATCCCCATCAACTCTGGAAGCAGGCTATCTTTGCGCTGATATCGTTTATCAGTGGCGTGTTCTTCTCCGTGCCCATGGCAAAAATCATGGCCGGAATTATTAACACGCCATTAAGCCTGATGAAGCCACCGGCCAGCATCGAGGTATCCCCAGCTGTCGGCGCTATCGTTACCGCTTCCATTTCCGTGGCAGTCCTGCTGCGTATTCTCCGCAAATCAAAAAGCGGGAAGATGCCAGGGCTGGGGGAGGAAGATAAATGACATGGCAACTTCTTCTGATGGATGCAAACGCCATAGTTTGCCTGTTAATCATGGTCAGGCTGATGTTTTTCCGGAAAGAGGGGAAGCGTCATCGCCTGAGTGTCGCGGTGCTGGCCTACCTGGTCATCCTTGCCGCCGGATTCAACGCCTTCAACATTCTTCTCGGCCATTACGTACAGGTTAATCTCGGCGATCTGCTTCTGAACTCCGTCATCTGCATGGCGGTATGGCTGGCGCGTGGAAATCTGGCCAAGGTCGTTATCTCGGAGTAAATCATGCAAGCTCTCAATGCACAGCGAAAAGCCTTCCTGGACATGCTCGCATGGTCAGAGGGAACCGATAAACCGGGTCAGCCAACTAAGAACCATGGCTATGACGTAATTGTGGGCGGCTCACTCTTTACGAGCTACGCAGATCACCCTCGCAAACTGATCACCATTAACCCCCGATTGAAATCTACTGCTGCCGGCCGCTACCAGCTGCTTTCTCGCTACTGGGATGCTTATCGGTCGCAGCTTGGCCTCAGGGAATTCTCCCCGGCCAGCCAGGATGCGGTGGCATTGCAGCAGATTAAAGAACGCCGCGCCATGCAGCTCATCGACGAAGGCTATATCCGCCAGGCAATTGACCGCTGCAGCAACATTTGGGCGTCACTGCCCGGGGCGGGTTACGGCCAGCACGAGCACAAGATTGAAAACCTCCTGAAGAAATTCAAAGAGGCAGGCGGTTTTGTGGCAGAGCCAAAATCATGATCGGCGCCGTTATCAGGAAGCTATGGCTGCCGATTGTGGTGATAGTGCTGCTGGGTTCATTGGTATGGGCTGTTAATCACTATCGCGACAACGCCATCACCTATAAAGACCAGCGCGACAAAGCGACTGACAAGCTGAGTCAGGCTAATGACACCATTGATGACATGAAGGTGCGCCAGCGTGATGTGGCCGCGCTGGATGCCAAATACACACAGGAACTCGTAGATGCGAAAGAAACCATTGAGCGTTTGCATAGCGATGTCATTGCTGGGCGTAAGCGGCTGCAACTCAACGCAACCTGCAAGATTAACTCCACCGGAACCTCCGGCATGGATGATGCAACCAGCGCCAGACTTACTGACTCCGCTGAACGGGATTATTTCACCCTCAGACAGCGAATCGAAACCGCAACCAAGCAACTGACAGGTCTGCAGGAATATGTCCGTACGCAGTGCCTGAAATAGAGCCTCATCCCTGAGGTTCAGACACAGTCTCTCCTCTGGACTTTAAACGTAGCAAATTCTCACGGCCTCGCTTAACACGGGGATTTTTACTAACTGAGGGTTAAGAATGTCATCTCCGATCATGAAGTATTTTGCGTACCAGCATCTTCCGGCACACCTGCAAGAAGTGAGTAAGCCTATTGGCGATCTTGCGACGCTGATGGATGAAACCTTGCCGGACGGCGCAGAAAAGGCAGCAGGCCTGCGCAAACTGCTAGAGGCCAAAGACGCATTGGTACGCGCTAAGCTGGGTTAAGCCATTACAAAGCTCATCTGCTGGTGGGCTTGATAATGGGAAAACAGTGATGCCTATAAGTTTTGGTAATTAGAAAAAACCTCAGATAAGTGCTAAAAATTTTCCCAGTAAACAACGATGAGATGAAGAATGAAAATCCTGGGATTTGATGAGCACAGAACAAAACGTGGGAGTGGTGCATTAAAGTTCTTTGAGCTGGAGCGTGTACCAAACAGTGACTGGGCAAAGATATTCGAAAGCTTGTTCACCGAAAGTGGTGATGATGCGTGGATTGAGGGGTATTGCATAGTGACGAACTGCCCTAGCAGTGACATTGCTAAAAGGCTAACGCAGTTACAATCAAAATGCGAAGAAGCGAACACCATATTCAGATCTCAGCACCCAGCTCTCTAAGCAATAAATGCCGCCTCCGGGCGGTTTTTTATTGCCATCACCATAGGTAGCCCCATCGTAATGACAATATCCCCTATAGCGGATAATCAACTAAATATCCCCACAAGCGGATAAAGAGGTTCTCAATGTCCGACATCTACCAAATCACTCTGACCACCCAGACCGGCGAAACATTCAGAGGCAAGATGACTCGTAGCCAGCCTGAGCTGGTTAACGGCTTTGTGCCGCTGGCGACCGAGACGGGACAGTGGCTGTATTTCGCTCCTGCAGATGTGAAGCGAGTGGAGTTCACGCCAGTACCGGCAGAGCAGACCGAACAGCCAGCAGAAGAAGGAACAACGGAGTAACGAATAACCATACCAGATCGGGAGGCCTTGAAGCTGCTTACCGCGCTTTAATCCATCCATGAGTTGGGGTATGATTTTTGAGTCAGGTGCGCGAGATGGCCGAGCGAAAGCTCTGACGGGACTAAGCGTGACATGAGCTACATCGAGCAGTGGTGCACGTGGCCGATACTGCAAGAGCGTGGGTTCGAATCCCACCCTGACAACTAACCTCCTTCGGGAGGTTTTTTAATGAAGCCAGCATAGACGATACCTACCGCATCACAGTAATCACCAAATCCGGTGAAACGCATGAAGGCCTGATGAACCGATCACAGCCGGAAGTGGTTAACGGCTTCATTGGTGTGGCAAAGAAAGATGGCGCTTGGGCATACCTCGCGCCGGATGACGTATTTAGGATGGAGTATGTGCCGAAATCCCTATAATTTTCGCAGCATTATACAGCGTAAACTGCAAAAACAGCGATTACCGCTGAAATAACCTTTAAAGCATACGTTATGCAGTCCTTGAGCAACTCATTGGTAAAGGATGCGCTTTCAATGGCTGTTTGAATCACAACATAAGCGGCTGCAACCTCAGCAAATACCAACGCCGTATTATCTTGATCGTAACAATACGCACGCACGAAAGCGAAAATTGCTAATGGTAATGCTGTGAAAAGAATGAACCAATTTTTGCACTTAGACGATGCTCCTAAAGCAGACATATTTCTTCCTTAATGAGTAAATATATGGCACTCACTGACAAACAAGATATGTTCTGTCGCGAGTACCTCATCAATTTGAAGGCCATATAAGCACATTCAAACAGTAGTATCGGACAGCATTAATTTAACTTTAATGATGAGAATCAACAATGACCAAACCAGATTGGGAGGCCATCGAATCGGCTTACCGGGCTGGTTCGTTATCAGTCAGAGCCATCGGTGAAAAGCATGGCGTTAACCACGCCACTATCCTGAAGCGAGCAAACAAAGAGGGATGGCAGCGCGACCTGACTGAAAAGGTCAGGACAGCAACCAAGGCCAAAGTAACCAAGTCGGTAACCAAAGACGGTAACCAGTCACCAGTGGTTACTGACGAGCAGATAATTGACCAGGCATCCGATGAGGCCGCCTCGGTAATCATGGCTCATCGCGAAGGTCTGGCCGCATGGAGAGGCATCACCAATAAACTCCGCGACTTCCTCGAAGATGCGGAGATAACGGAAGATAACCATGCCTCCATGTCTCGCTCTATCACTGCCGGCGTCGATGCTCAGATCAAAGTGATTAACGCAGAGCGCAAGGCGTATAACCTCGACACAGAGGAAGGTAATAAAACGGTCGATGACCTGTCTAACTTGATGGATTCACTGTCTCAGGGGGAGTAATGAAACCTGAGCATCTCAAACTGCTGTCGGATAAAGACTGGCGGCTGAACAATCTGTACTGGATCACCGATAAAGAGGGAAAGCCAATGCGGTTCAGGATGACACCTGAGCAGCGTGAATACTTCGAGGGGATCCACACCCGCAACATCATTCTTAAAGCTCGTCAGCTCGGCTTCACTACTGAGGTGTGCATCATCCAGCTCGACGCAGCGCTGTTCGAGTCTGCCAGGTGCGCTCTGATAGCTCACACGCTGAATGACGCAAAGCGCCTGTTCCGAGAGAAAGTAAAGTACGCATACGACAAGCTGCCCGCAGAGATAAAGGCGGCCAACCCGGCGAGCAATGACTCTTCCGGTGAGCTCGTATTCAAGAAGGGAGGATCGCTCTACGTCAGCACGTCATTTCGTGGCGGTACGCTGCGTTACCTGCACGTTTCCGAGTTCGGGAAGATATGTGCCAAGTATCCAGACAAAGCCCGTGAGATCGTCACTGGTGCGTTTGAGGCGGTGTCGACCGGATGCTTCGCTACTATCGAGAGCACAGCCGAGGGCCGGGCAGGTTACTTCTTCGATTACTGTCAGACGGCAGAGAAAGCGTTGCTACAGGGTAAACCCTTATCCGCGCTGGACTGGAAGTTTTTCTTCTTCTCCTGGTGGAAGAATCCGCAGTACGCCATCGACCCGGTAGAACCGCTGCCTGTGCGCCTGGTTGATTACTTCGCTGAGATGAAGGCGAAGTACGGCGTAATAGTCAACGAACGCCAGAAAGCCTGGTACTACGCCAAAGAGAAAACGCTCGGCGACGATATGAAGCGGGAATACGGTAACACGCACCAATAACAGCACCGACAGCAGCCGAATTACGCTTGAAGAAATTCATGCGGTGAATATCAGAACCAATGTCGTTCACCCGGATGATACGTTGGTGATGATCCGCGTCAGGGCAACCGAGAACGCAACCGGCAGCCGCGACAGGAAGTACAACGCGCTAATCACGCGCCACGTCATCAGCTACAACATGACGACACGGCAGGTCGATTACACACTTCGACCATCCAGGAAGTTCGCAGATATCGCGTTGCATAACTGGCTGATGGTAGGTGGCCAGCCTGAATCCAGTATCGACATATACGGCTTGTATCAGATTCAGGCTGAAATCGACTCGGTTGACCCTCGGCTTGGATATTGTGATTACACATTCGACGACGAGGATGTTTCTCTCGGCAACAGAATGGAAACGATCTGTGATGCTGCAAGCGTCATTGTTTATGACGACAACGGTGTGCTGTCATTTACCAGGGATAGTAAACGGACAGCAGCAGCAACCATCTTCAACCGGTCAAATACAAAGGCAGATGGTTATTCACTGTCTTATGAAATGACCTTGCCAGGAGGCTATGACGGGGTTGAGGTGCAGTTTCGTAATCCTGACACCAATAAGCAGGATTTCGTGCGATACCGTGTGTCAGGAGAATCTATCGTTGAGGGTGAGCCGGTCAAAGCTAAGAAGTTCGAGATGCTCTATATCCGAGACCGATTTCAGGCCAAAGAGAGAGCGCTCAGGGAGTGTAAAAGGCTTATCTACTCACGTATGACCATGGCAATAACAGCGTTGTCTGACGGCGAGTGGGTGAACATAGGGGACATGGTTCAGGTACCTGACACATACGACTCTAATCAGCAGGCGGGTTACATAGTTTCTCGTTCAGGGAATTACTTTGAAACCAGTGAGCGCATTAAATTTTCTGGGGAGATGTATGTGCAGGTTACGGATTCTCTTGGTGCAACAACGGCCAGATACCTTGCTTCTCCTCGTGAAGATACCCCGTTCGGCTTTACCGCAGCAATTCCTCAAATAGAACTCAATCTCTATGACGGCTTTAACGTGCAATCACCATCAAGATATGTGATCGCCACATCTGAAGAGTTAAACCTTGGGCAATGGACTATCACTGCCAAGCAGCCTAACAAGCAGGGTGGGACAGCCCTGACGCTTTCAGAATACAGCGATGCTATCTACTCATAAGACCCACCCACATCATCCCAACCCGGCCAATGCGTCGGGTTTTTTTATGGAATAAATATGGCTACGCAACCAACTAATCTCCCTGTCCCAAGCGAATCGCCGCGCGATCTGAAGTTTAATGCCGGAAAAATTGATGAGTTTGTTACTTCATTGGTAAACACCTATGTTGATCGATTCGGTCATGAGCACTACACCATTGAAGGGCTGCGCTGGCTGGCTCAGCAGGCAATATCGCAGTTTGGATGGATACCTGTTGGCACCTTTCAGGACGGGGCAACACTGACGTTACCCAATCAAATTCTGAAGGATACGAGTGACGGAGAATATTACCGCTGGGACGGTTCGTTTCTGCCATCCGGTAAAGAGGTGCCGGCAGGATCCACTCCTTCGTCTACTGGCGGAATTGGTGTAGGTGCATGGATTAGTGTCGGCGACTCTTCCTTAAAAGCAATGCTCGCCTCAAGTATTGGCGCAAGCATGATTGGAACATCAGCGGGAACCACCGTTCAGGATGAACTTGCAAAATTAAATAAATCATCTTTTATTAGTCCGGAGATGTACCTGACAGGCAGTGAGACAGACCACACATCTGCATTCAGGCAGGCCCTCTCTGATGCAAAGGCGCAGAACAAAAAGTTTGTCGCCACCGGTTCTTATGTATTGAGCGCAAGTGCGAGCAACCCGATAAGAATCGAGGTAGACGCTGACATGTCTATGGCGACAGTGACTTGCACGACATATCAGAGTGGTGATGTTTGGTTGCTGAATACGACGCTCTTTGAAATTCCACAACTAGAAACCGATGTGACTAGTATGTTTTCTGCGGCCCCTTACTTGAAAGGGCAGACCAACATGCCGGTTACAGGATTGCAGGGCACGATCATTCTTGACTCTACCGACATCGTGATGATTCGCAATGATGGCGGCAGCCTGTCAAACCAACTGAAAACAGAAGTGCATGAAATCGATCCAGATGGTTCGCTTCGGTATCGAAATTATTATACATATACCGACAGGCCAGTAGTTAAGTACAAGCCTTTTATTAATGTTTTAACCTTTAAGCAGCCGAAGCTGGTCCTGGACGGAGCAAGAATATGCAACGTTATTCTGTGCTCGCGGAACAATACAGTAATTTCTGGAAGCACGGTCGAAGTAAAAAACAATGGTAGCGCTCGGCAGGTAATCAACCTGCAATCATGCTCCCGTCTTTATGTAGAAAATGTTTACATGAGCCCAGTAGGATATCTTGGTGGCACCGCACCGTCATCCCCGGCAGGAAGAAATGAGGCAGCATATTTTATCCTTACCGAAAAATGCTCCGATGTAACACTGGAGCGCTGCTGCAACATCAATGGTTGGGGCGGTTACGATGGCAACAAAACACGTAACGTACATATTAACCACTGTGATTTCCCGGGTGTTGGCGGGCATTTCAGCATGTCTGATATTTATGTCAATGACACCACTGTACGTTACCACTGTGCATGCCAAGGGTGGGGGCAGTGGGTAGCCACTAACTGCAAACATCTTGGTTTATACGGTAAAGATAGCCTCGAGTTCTGGTCGGCAAAAAGGGATTACATGTCCTCCTGGGATGGAGAGATACGGATTGATGGTTTATACGTCACCTTGCCTTCTACTTGTGCAAATTATTATCTGGCGTCAAGTTTAGAGCCTAAATACAACGGAAACTTCTTAGCGGTCAGTCCAAATGTAAGCATCAAGAATGTGACGCTAGACCTTTCTAATGCTTCTTCCTTGGTAGACCTTAGGATTCTGGATCTTGGCACTTCACCGGGTAGTAATTTCGAGCAGTTCATGATACTGCCGAGTAGCCATTATATTGAGGATGTAAAGGTTGTTGGAACACGTTCTTACAATGCCGGGCTTTCAGTCAGCGTTGTTTACAACCAAAGGAACTACTCAAGCTTAACAGCCGCTCAGCTTTCAACTATTGTAGGTAGAGGTAAATACAAGCTTACAGTGAAGGATGTTGATCTGGCTCGATTGGGAAATACCACTCAAGCATCTAATCCGAGATATAACGTCCAAGCCTTCAAGTTTACCACCTATCGTGTGCCACAGGATGTGAACATCGATAACAGTTACAACTGCGTCCCATACATATCAGGATGGGATGATATGCTGGTTCGTGTGTCAAATCAGGACATGGGAATGGGTTATATTGACGGTGCGGTTGCTCGAACTTCAGCATCCTATAACAGAATATTTTTTAATAACTGTCGAATCTTTGGTCTGGGTTGGGGCGGTAGCGGAGGGCAACGTTCGGGTATATTCGATTTTACGAGTTGCGTATTTGGATGGTTATCTGCAATAACTGGGGTTACAGAAACATCTAATACAACTATAGGACAGATTTTTGGCACGAATGAGTCTGGGAATAGTTCTACTGGAAAATATTCGGGATGCGCAATTCTTGTCCAGTCCAACTCTTTCCAGCTGGCTGATTCAACATTCCGCACAAGAGTCCAGACCAACTATGTAAACAACGGAGTATACCAATAAAAAAGGGGGCTCAGCCCCCTTAACTTTATGTCTACTTGAATGTAACGATATAAATCCCAGAATCTTTTTGCAGTTTGAAATTCCTGCTATCTTCAATCAGCTCTACACTCTTACTATCTGATTTAGCAATTTCCGCATTCATCCCTGAGTACCAAAAATAAGCATTCATAAACCATTTAGACGTCAGGTTAAATTTCACAACCTCTTTTAAAATTGGATAGTCCAGATAGATCTGCTTAAGATAATGAGGAAGGTTAGGCTCATTTCTTATATCAATCTTAACTAACCCAGGACGTTTATCCATGCTGTCAATAGATGCAATGACTGATTCTAACTTCCTTATTTTATATTCAGACTCGTATTTAAAAGCATTCACATAAATAGATGCCATTGCTACCGAAATGAATAGGTAGAACGCAGTCATCAAATATACAGCATATCCTACCTTAACATTTCTTATCTTCAGCAAAGGTGTAAGTACTACCATCATAAATGCAGGGAAAGACATTAGCACCCTTGATGATATTATAGCATTGCTGAACATTGCGTAGGGCATAAACAACAATAAGAATGATATTGGCAATGAAACTGTAAATAACAATGAATCAATATATCTTCCAATAGTGAAAAATTTAACCGCTTGCCACAGACACACTGCGTAAGAAATAACAACGAGCGCTGAAACAACTGCTAGTTGAGTCGTAGATAACGAAGTTAACAATGAAAATATAAATTTTATATTTGATAAAAACTCGTTAATCCCATCACTATTTAAGTGAACGATTGTCGTGTGGTTGTCTACGTATACATCTGTAGATAGCAATGTAGTTGTGGTCTGAACAATAGCGAAGGTAACGACGAATATCACAACGCTGCTTAACACGTACCGCAGGTTTTCCTTTTGCGTCTGACTATTAAGCAAGTTGTTTAAAGACTGAAGGATTACAAGGCAGGCGAATACAGCAAAAGAAGTTTGATAGAAAAAACTTGCTGCAGTGAGAAGCAGCAGCCTGAAAATAAAGTTGAATTTATGTTCATACCTAACGGCAGCCAGCATAGCCAAAGATAACGATGCGGACATGCCAATAACATCAATGTGGTACGACATGTTTTCGATATAAAATGGAGAGCAAACTAACACACATATCGTGATTGTTTTTGCAATCCATGCCTTGCCAAACACAGATTCAGCAAAGTAATTGCTGGCTGCTATCATGATGACAAATGAAACAACAAGGTTCAGTTGATAAACATCTGGCGAGATCAGCTTTCCTGATGAGTTCAAAAGGATGTAATACAACTCGGTAAGGAATCTACCTTGAGAAGCTAGCCCAATGTATCCGTATGAATATCTTGCTACATCATCCACAAAAGGAGGCATAGAAAAGAATGGAATGAAGAAACAAGCGACTATAAGTATCGCTGGAATTTCATATCTCGTTATCTTAAGCATCTTTAGAACCCTTAATTATATATCTTGGTCTTGATTTTACTTCGACATATATCCTGCCAATGTATTCTCCAAGCACACCAATACCTATCAACTGAATGCCACCCAGGAAAAGAATAGAAACCAATAGCGATGGATAACCACGTACAGCATTACCGAACACCAACGTGTCGAAAATCATCCACGCGCCGTAAAGGAATGCTGCTCCTGCAACGAACAGGCCGATATACGTCCACATACGAAGAGGGAATGTTGAGAAGCTGGTGATCCCTTCAAGTGCAAGGTTCCATAACTTCCAGCCGTTAAATTTGGTACTGCCAGCCACTCGCTCGGCTCGGGCATACTCTACAACATCAGTGCGGCCACCAACCCAGCTCAGAACGCCTTTCATGAAAAGATTCCGTTCCGGCAAAAGCTTGATATTTTCCACAACTTCACGTGACATTAAGCGGAAATCGCCGACATTCTCCTCGATTTTAGGATTACTGATTTTATTATGAAGCTTGTAGAACCATTCGGCGGTTTTGCGTTTCATCCTGCCATCAGTAGAGCGGTCATGTCGCTTAGCCAGAACCATATCGGCTCCAGCCTGCCACTTTTCAATCAGGTGAGGGATAACTTCGATAGGGTCCTGGAGATCGACATCAATCGGGATAATTGCCTCACCAGTTGCATGGTCCAGTCCTGCAAAAAGTGCCGGCTCCTTGCCAAAGTTACGTGTGAATGAAAGTGGCTTTACCAGAGGATCGGATACAGCCAACGCGTTAATTATTGATTCTGTCGCGTCTTTACTGCCGTCATTAATAAAAACAATCTCAATTTCGTGCTGTTTTAAATCCTCGAACTCCCGCACCGTTTTATAGAAAATCGGTATCGCGTCTTCTTCATTGAAGACGGGAACAACCAGAGATATTTTCATTTTGCGTCCCTAAAAACTATGAATTTTGAATAAATAAAGCCACATACAAGGCTTAAAGCTGAGAACACAACAAGTGTTGCTATCGGAGGTAACGACATTTTGTCTGCCGACCAGCCTACCGCTGCGCTAAGCGTCCCCATGAATCCCACATACAGCATGTAGCGCCCGGCTGTTGTGTGCGTGTCGAATGTGAACCTGGCGTTTGCATAAAAGCTGAAGGACACAGCGATAACGAAGCCGGCAAAGTTTGCCAGAGCCTGGTTTGTATCCAGCGCGTAAATGCAGCAGGCGAAAACGACCCAGTGGATTAACGTGTTAATAACACCGACTGAGGTGTACTTGGCGAATAATTTTAACATCCTATTTTTTAAACCACCGCTTCATGTATTTGTAATCCTGGGAGAGCCACAGCAAGAGCATGATGACTTCCATAAGAATCAACGTAGTGTTGCTCTTACTGTAGTTAGTAATTAGGGCTATGAATGAAACAAGCGCAGCAAAACGAACTATGAAGTTAATCATAAGTACCATGGGATTAGGGTCTTAGGTTGCGGCACATACTATCATTTGAAAACAACTTGATCGACAGCTATAACAAACGATACTGTATATACATACAGTGTTTAATGGGGCGTCTTCGCATGGAATTTTACTCACCAGTAGAGTTGCGCGGCATTGTCGCGTTACCGCTTTATGGGAGCCTTGTACAGTGCGGCTTTCCTTCCCCTGCTGCAGACTATGTTGAGCAGCGCATCGATTTGAACGAACTGCTAATTCAGCACCCGAGCGCCACATATTTTGTTAAGGCAGCAGGCGATTCGATGATTGAGGCAGGCATCAGTGATGGTGACCTGCTGGTCGTGGATAGCTCCAGGGTTGCGGAACATGGTGACATAGTCATCGCCGCGATTGGGGGTGAGTTCACCGTCAAACGCCTTCAGCTTCGTCCGACTGTTCAACTCAATCCTATGAATAGCGCCTACTCACCGATCCCGGTAGAAAGCGAAGATACGCTCGATATTTTCGGTGTAGTGACATTCATTGTTAAAGCGGCCAGTTGATATGTTTGCGCTTTGTGATGTGAACAGCTTTTATGCTTCATGCGAAACGGTATTCAGACCCGATCTAAAGGGGCGTCCCGTCGTTGTTCTCTCGAATAATGACGGGTGCGTTATAGCCAGAAGCGCTGAGGCTAAGCAGATCGGAATAAGTATGGGTGAGCCGTTCTTCAAACAGCGCGAATTATTCCGTCGATACAACGTGGCCACATTCTCCAGTAATTACGAGCTGTACGCGGACATGTCGCACCGGGTGATGACAACCCTAGAGGTGATGAGCCCTCGCGTCGAAATTTACAGCATCGACGAGGCATTTTGTGACCTGACCGGGGTTCGTAACTGCCGGAACCTAGAGGATTTCGGCAGGGAGATGCGTGCCACGGTTTTGCGGGATACTCATCTCACCGTGGGTGTGGGAATAGCGCAAACGAAAACCCTGGCGAAGCTTGCAAACCACGCTGCTAAAAAGTGGCAGCGGCAAACAGGCGGAGTTGTCGATTTATCGAATGTTGATCGCCAGCGCCGGTTAATGGCTCTCGTCCCCTTAGAGGATGTCTGGGGCGTAGGGCGCCGCATCAGTAAAAGGCTGAATGCCATGGGTATCAAAACCGCTCTTGATCTCTCAGAGCAGAGCACCTGGATTATCAGGAAGCACTTCAATGTGGTTTTGGAGCGAACCGTTCGGGAGCTACGCGGAGAACCCTGCCTGGAGCTTGAGGAGTTCGCGCCGGCCAAACAGGAAATAGTCTGCTCGCGCTCATTCGGCGAACGCGTCACAGAATATGAGCATATGCACCAGGCGATCTGCAGCCATGCGGCGCGTGCGGCTGAGAAGTTGCGCAGTGAGCACCAATACTGCCGATACATTTCTGCATTCGTGAAAACCTCGCCCTTCGCAATCAATGAGCCGTATTACGGAAATAGCGTATCCGTAAAGCTGCTGACGCCAACTCAAGATAGCAGGGACATTATCAGTGCCGCAGTACGCTGCCTGGATAATATCTGGCGTAATGGCCAACGATATCAGAAAGCGGGAGTGATGTTAGGTGACTTCTTCAGTCAGGGAGTTGCGCAGCTAAACCTGTTCGATGACGCGGCTCCACGACGAAACAGCGAACAACTCATGGAAATACTCGACCACCTGAATGCCAAAGGGGGGAAGGGCACATTGTTTTTTGCCGGGCAGGGAATACAGCAGCAGTGGCAAATGAAAAGGGAAATGCTATCGCCTCGTTATACGACGAGATTCTCCGATCTGCTTTTCGTTCGTTGAAAAAGGGTGCGCACCTTAAATCCTACAATCGGATCGGTGGGCATTATGAACACGTCAAATAGGCTCGTAAAGATGGTAATGACGATTCCGGAAAGAGCCACGCAAAAGCAAAGATTTTTGGGGGCAAATTAGGGGCAAATGGAGTATTGGGGGTGGCTTTGGGGGCTAATGAATATCCATTATTGTCTATTATTGTCCGTTAAGTAACTACTGTAACTTCATGATTTATAGACAACTCTATGTTTTATTGAGTTTTTATTCTCTGTTTTCACAGTCTAACGCTGGTTATGTTGGGACAGGGATAAACATTTAATAAACCGGGGGAGGGAACCCTCTTTCCGGACGGAAAGAGGGGGAATGCGATTACTTCAGTTCATCAACCATGGTAATGGCGCGGCCGATGTAATTCGCCGGGGTCATTGCTTTCAGACGAGTCTTCTCTTCTTCCGGCACGTCCAGGCTATCGATAAACTGTTTCATGCCTTCTGCGTCAACGCGCTTACCGCGGGTCAGCTCTTTCAGCTTCTCATACGGTTTTTCGATGCCATAGCGACGCATCACGGTCTGAATCGGCTCGGCCAGGACTTCCCAGTTGTGATCCAGTTCGTCCAGCAGACGGTCGCGGTTCACTTCCAGCTTGCTCACGCCCTTCAGGGTGGACTGATAAGCAATCAGCGCATAGCCAATACCCACGCCCAGGTTACGCAGGACGGTGGAGTCCGTCAGGTCGCGCTGCCAGCGGGAAACCGGCAGTTTGCTCGCCATGTGTTGCAGCACGGCATTCGCCAGGCCGAGGTTGCCTTCGGAGTTTTCGAAGTCAATCGGGTTCACTTTGTGCGGCATGGTGGAGGAGCCGATTTCGCCGGCGATGGTTTTCTGCTTGAAGTGGTTCAGCGCAATGTAACCCCAGACGTCACGATCAAAGTCGATCAGGATGGTGTTGAAACGCGCGATGCAGTCAAACAGCTCAGCAATATAGTCGTGCGGCTCGATCTGGGTGGTGTACGGGTTCCACTGAATGCCCAGTGAGGTCACGAACTCTTCGCTGAACTGGTGCCAGTCCACTTCCGGGTAGGCAGCGATGTGGGCATTGTAGTTACCGACAGCGCCGTTGATTTTACCGAGAATTTCAACCTGTTCCAGCTGACGGAACTGGCGCTCCATACGGTAGGCCACGGTCGGCCCCCCTTTTTCCATGGGGGGTGGGGGGGCTGG